CAAATAGAAAAGCCATCAACATTTATCGCATATTCAGTGTCTTCAATTTGCACCCAATCTATAGAATCAATAGTATCCCCACTCAGCATTGAGTCTAAAGGCAAGGCTGTAAAAAATGGAGTATCCACTTCACTCAAACCAGGTGTACCAGCATTTGAACGATCGTCTAGCCATTGGTGAGGAAAGGTAAGCCATGCAGATCCAAAGTTATCAAAATGTTTACCTCCATTTTCTCTCCCTCCTTGTATTGGAGCGTAATCAACACATACTTTTTCGTTTGTAGTTTTTTCTAAATAATATATTTTATAAGCAACGCATAACTCTATAACTTCTGCAGGTATTGGAACGTCATTAATTCGTATTCCTAAAGGGTTAACAGTTTGCAATTGTTGTGTATTAAAATCAACAGAATTTCCCATAAACCCGGATTCAGCAAAAGCAGCATTTGTAGGAAAATGATGATGCCTAACTTTCTCACCGTGTAAGTCTATAGATCCTGGAACCTGATTACCATTACCAAACGTATCAACTTTCCACTCTTCAAAATTACCTGCATAATTACCATCTATATCTACATCATTAGCTAGATCAGGATATGTTTCAGTTTGATTTTCCCAATAACCAAAACCCCTCCTGTTACCAATAGTATAATTAGTTCCAGCGTAAGTGTCAGTAAAATAAAATAGACTTTGACTTCCTAAATGTGGTATTTGACTCATCCAAGAGTGGTCATCACCACCTGTTGATTGTGTTTGTGTAGTAACTAGTTCATTTTCATACATTCCTCCATTCGCAGTCCAAATTCCATCTACATACCATCTCCACGTGGGCGTAGCTCTCCTGCCTGGTATATGATAAGCAACGCTTTCTGTACCATCTTTCATTACCCAAGTAATGTAAAATGCATACACCTCCCCTCTTTTATATCCTTTTAATGTACTAGCATAGCGATTACTTTTTAAAGCAAATCTATCCATAGGTATACCAGTGTCATATATTAAGTGCCATATTGACGTCGTTCCAGTATCTGCATTATGATCAGGGTTTACTTGAGCTTTGTGTATTTTTATATGATTTGCATATTTTTGATACCCAATATCAGTTCTGTTTTTTTCTAAATTTCCCCAATATAATACGTCATCTACTTGCGCAACTGATTTTGCTTTAGTGTAAGCTTCTTTAGGAACTTGAACAGCACCTATTATTTCTGATGCAGATTGTTCTAATCCTGTAAAGTATACGTATGTTAAACCTCCAACTGCGGTATTAATCTGTACTTTATCAAGAGTAATTGCATCTTGAATATTATCTACTACTCTTATAATACAAGGTTGAATAAATTTATAATCTAAATCTAATTCACGCACAGACCATCTAATAGCTTTAGATGTTCCTATACCTCCCGCACCTCCATTATATACACCATCACTTAAAAGGTTAGCGCCTCCCCAAGAATTTGTAGGTTCCATTGCAGCAGATTCATTCTCATCATTTATATATATAGGATTACCTATCTCTAAATATGAAGTTACAGCCCCATCTTCTGTCATGTATGCGACAGCTAACTGATAAGTCCCTAGTTTAAGAGCACCTCCATTAGACATTATATTATCTAGTAGTACAATAGGATACGATTTTATTTGAGGAAACAAATTAAAAAGATCTAAATTATATGGAGATGTAGGAATGTTACTAAGATTCATATATCTTGGAACATTCTTATCATCAGTCCAATATATTGAAACTTCTCCTGTTGAGTTAATTTTATATTCTCCTTCTATAGGAAACCCACTACTAAAGTTAAACTTCTCTATTGATGCGACGTCGTTTACAAGAGTAGTATACATATGATCTAAACCTATTTTACCTATTTCAGAAACGCCTGTATCACTAACAGAAAATATAACAAACTTTGTTTGAGAAGCTAAATCATAAACAACTACTGACCCAATAACTTCAAGCGCACTGGGGAGGTCTACATAATTTATAGTACCTGCTTCATTTGAAATAGCACCTATATCTCTACCCGTAGTAGCATTTAACGCATACCTGTACGTACCAGGTATTTGATCTATAGGGTTTAAATCCCTATTGATACCTTGAATAAGTTTTTGTTGCCTTTTACCTTTCTTTTCCTCTGCCATATTAGTCTCTTGCTAAGTCTTCTCGTTTATTTATGTCTCTAAAGTTATTGTCAAATCTATTCATATTAGGAACTAATCTAACCCATTGATTTAAGAAAGATTCATATCCTGCAATATCAGGGAAATTAGCATTATTTCTAGCTTGTGTGCAATAGTACTTCCATTGCTCTTCAGCAACTTGATATGTCATGCCATTATGATTAGGCGCGTACCCCCCTAATAATAGTTTTTTATATATATACCAAAACAAAGCTTCTGAAAAACTAATGTCATCTGGTATTAAAGGATAGCAATCTTCGTCTAAAGGAAAAGCTGTGTAGCTTAAACATAACTTCCCATCTTTAAAAGATGTTTTAATTAAATTATTTTCTATTACATAAGATTCTGAAAAATCAGAAAATTCATTATCACATCCTAAAGAGTGTATATCTTTTCTAAATGTAGGTCTTCCATATGATAAAGTTTTAAGATTACTAGAATTTGTATCAGCAAAATATATCCCACTAAGAATTGCTACTTGATTATTTAAATCTCTTAACTCGTGATTTAAATCTTGATTAGGGTTAACAGCTAATTTGTCATTAAGTACTTTTATTTTAGCAAGTACAGAATCAAGTTCAGTTGTTGTATTAGAAGATATACCAACATTAATAGAAACTTGATTTACATAATATAAGTCAGCTGGCATAGCAACTTTATAATCCGTCACTGTTAAAATTGTATTCTTCGTAACTAGTTGAGGACTTGCTCCTATATGCTCTAAAGCTTCACCTATCCACTCAACAGCATCATCAGTCCAATTATCATTAGTAGGTTTTAAATCTCTAAATACTTTTCTAATTATTGATTGAGAAGACTTATTTTTATAAATCATATTTAATTCTTTTTAAATGTTAAATAAGCTAAATCATCTTGCTTAAGTAAAGTTGTTAATTTTTCTTTATTACCTTTAACTCCTCTAGTAGGCACAAACTTATATACAGATTTGTTAGGTATTTTACATTTACCTTTATGCCAAGCATATCTATAAAAATCTTTATCTGTATAATATATATACCATTTAGTTCCCTCCTTAGTTTTATTGTCATATAATTTAACACCTTTTTTTAAAAGCTCTTTCTTATACGTATTAGACTCACCCCAATCTATAGTAGGTTTAGAGTTATTTCTTTCAACTCTTTTAATACTTATAGATGACAAGTTGTTACCTAAGTTAACTTTGTTTCCTTTTAATATATACTCAATAACTTTAATATTAAATTCAGAGCATATAGACCTAAACAACTGATTGTCAATCGGCTCACTTTTCTGAGCTTTATAGTCTTTATATATGTCATCTAATAAATAATTCATTATTGTTTTCCGCTAGATTGTGGTGGTATTTGACCTGGACTATCTTGTGCAGCATCATTTGTAGTGTCACTATTTGTCGTGACAAGCATTTTCATCTCTCCATTAAGTATTCCAGCAGTTAACATTTGAAGCATATCCATTGGTAAAGGGTATTCTGAGTTATCATCATAACACACTTCTCCCTCACAACTACTATATATATTTAATTTTTCAGGATCTTCAAAAATACCCCTTACATTAATCATACCATCTGCATCTGCGTTATACAAATAAAGATAATTTTCTAAAATATATACTTTCTTTTTATCATGAGTATATTTATCCCACGGTAAAAATTGAACCATGTGAGGTTCTACTATTTGATAACTTCTTAACCCCGTTATATCTCCTGCATATGTAATTGCGTCATTGAAATTTAGCCTCACAAATTTAGGTAGGGGCATTTTAGTTCTGAATACATCACAACTAGTTTTGAGATTGCAACATTTAGAAGCATCTATCTTTTCTAATTCTAAACACTTTAAGTCTTGTTCAACTCCATTAGAAACAAATCCGTGTTTAGCCATGTCTCTTCTAATCATCATAGCTCTATAATACTTTATAGTAAATTTAACTTGATCTAAAGAAATGTGGTCATTGTGATTTGACCTACCTCCTCGATAAGTATTTAAAATATTGTATGCAATCTCATTTAATGTCATAATTTTTAAACGTTAGTTTGTAAATATCCTTCGTATCCTCGTAGTTTATTCCAAATATGTGCTTGTCCCGTACGTTTAGCTTCGTACCCCATCATTTTATGCCATTCATCATTACCACAAATAGAAGGAATAAATCTAACTTTAATCCCTCTGTACTCATTAACCATCTCTTTATGCAAGTGACCACAATGAACTTCCCTGTGAGTAGTTTGCGCAAACATTTCAGGTTGCTCTGTAGCCATAATTAATGGCATCTCTGCTTTTTTCTCTTTGTCTCCGTGTGTAAACATAATCATATTTGTTCCGTATTTATAATATTTTCTAGAGTCATAGTTATTATCTATTGTAACTCCTTCATCATTTATATAAAAAGCTCTTAAGAACTCTCCTGAATAAAACATTCTTTCATAGTCATGATTACCTTGTATAACAATCACGTCTACAGGAGCTGTTTTGGCTAAAAAGTTTATTGCTCGTACCATTAAATTACAATACCCAATGAACGTTTCTTGCCATCCCGCGGAGTCGTGTTGAGATGTTCCTTTAGTAGTAGCTCTCGAATACCCTTCTGAATTCATACCGTCATTACCTATAGGTAAAAGAATTCTTTCTATCTTCAAGCCTGATGCTTTATTCATAAGATCTTTTATAGTATCCATATAAACATTTTCAGCTTGATCTAAAGTTTGACCATCTAGTTTGCCATAATGTATATCTGGTAAAGATATCTCATACACTATAGGGTCTTCTACCGCCTCATACTTTCTCTCAACTTTAGGACTATACTTTTTAAGAGCTTCTAGAATTTCTTCTTTAACTTCTTTCATTATATTATCCTCTCCTTTTGTAACTACAGAAAATCTATTATCTCCTTTAATTGTCTGCCAAAACTTTACAGACTTAACATCATCTTCTGCTATCCCGTTACTGTCTAAGAACTCTTTGAACTCATTGATTTCAGACTTACTTATATTATCTAAATCAAAGTCGTTTCCTTTTGCTTCTATCCTACCTTCTCTTAGTGCGTGCCCACATGCTTCAACACTGCAGTCTAAGCGTTCAGAAAGACGTTCAGCACCTTCTTTAAGGTAGCCAGGCCTGTCTTTCAAAAAGGCCTTGATTTCATCTTTTGTCATATATATATTTAGTTAGTTACTACTTTTTGGCTTTTTCAAGTGAGCGACCACCAAAGTATGCACCAATCACAGTTATCAATACTAATTGTAATAGGTCTGTCCATTTTGCTTCGACGACAAAGTTAATAACTCCTGCGTCAATAAAGATTAATAATACAGTACTTATCACTAAAAATATTAACACTAATGGTCTAACATTTTTACTCAACCAAGAATCAGACTTCATATCTGCTGACCATCTTGAAGAAATTTCCTTCTCCATGTTAGTCTCATAGTTAGCTATTAACTCTTTTATTTTTAATTCAGCGGCCAGTTTTTCTTCTTTTGAGGTGTGTAAGTTGTCTATAACTCCACCAACACTCTTCACTAATTCACCTGCTCCTGCTGAAAATATTTTTCCTAATATACTCATGTTATTTTATTTAATTGTTATTCACAAGGATCTGATTTATGCTGACATCGGCCTATTTCACTACACCAATAATAATCTGTTTCACACTCTTGTTCTTCTTTTAATGTTTCTTTATCACTAATAACTTTTTCTTCTCTTTGTACTTTTTCAGTTGCTTCATATCCATCGTTATATGTAACTATCTCTGAGTACTGCTCATCAAGAATAGTATCTTCTGTATACGCTTCTTCCTCTTTAATTACTTCTGGACTTAGTACTGGAGTTATGTTTGCTAGTTCTGGCTTCTTAAGTATTTCCGCTGCTAGTTTTTTCCTTTCTTTATTTTCAATTATTAATAGTTCTTGGTTTATTAAATACCCTTCTATCATAGACGTTACATCTACAGTACCACCCACAGTTTCAATACTTATATTTATATCAGTCCCAGCAGGAAATAGATAAGGCGCATCAAAACTTAAAGCTGGTTCATTTTGAGACTCAAACGTATTTGGTATTCTACCTTTATATACAATTTGTAGCGCTCCTTGTATTCCAGCTTTCAAACTCCAGTTACATATTTGCAACACATCTGTATGTAGCTTAATACTATTTATGTACAAGCTGTGTGCCCTAGGCACTGTATAATGAGAACTTAACATTTTTCCTTCTTCTGCTAGAATCTTAGCGTAAATATACTGAGTAGCTATTGGAACTCCTGAAGAAACAAAATCATTTATATCTATTATATTATATTGTCTAACACCGTCTAAAGCTGTAACATAAATATCTCCTTGATTTTTTAACAACCTTCCAGCTGTACATACTTTTATGTCATTTATTCTCCTATAATGATTAACTAATTTTATAGGAGTTTGCCCAGACAATCTAACTTTTTCTGTGCTAATACCATAAGAAGATGTAAGTCCTGTAATTCTAACTTCTATAGCTCCTTTGTCTCCATGCCTATCTTCAACTACTTCTTCTCTCTCATCATAATCTCCATAGCCTGTATCAAGAATACTGGAACTAGATATAAAATATATCCTAGTGTATACACTATCATTAGTTAAAACCCTAGGCACGCTAATAGGAAACGTATAGTCCCCATTACCATTAAGACCTAATCCACTACAAACATTTTCAGGGTCTGTACTAGTTGTTATCTCCGGATTATATCCAATCCTACAAAATTTAGTTTTATACACTGCCATATATTACATGCTTCTATGTTCGTAAATAGTTCTACCGTTCTTCTTTAGTGCTACTGTTAGCTTCTTTCTATTTGGACGATGAGTTACATAACTTACATGTATCCAATTAGGATTATTATCATCACCAAACTCCCATATAAGCTGATCAAAAATTAAATTGTCTTTTATATAATGATACATTTCAGCATTTGTTTTATATTTAAACGTATCATCTAAATCTAAAGCTTGACCTTTCATATGTTGAGAATTCTTAGATCCACCTATTGCTGTATTAACAGGTTCTCCTCTAAACATACTAGTAATTTTTATTGGACCTCCCACCCATTCTCTCAATGGTTCAAACAAGTGTTCAGCTATTTCATGCATGCACTTCAATTGCTCTGGCCCAGGTGTGTTATCTAAACCTCTTCTTAGAGCAGTATTACTGTGCATACCTTCTTTGTAACTTATATGTGGACTTATCTTTTTCATACCTCTATGAGAATATACCATACTCCACAATAGTATTTGCAGTTTGTGCGTGTACTTTAATATCTGCTGCAGTAGACCAAGGCAACCATGCCCACTCTCCACCTTGTATGATCAAATGATCACCAGTTGAAAAAGTTACATATAAGTAGTTACCAGCTGTAGTGTCGCAGTTTCTTAAATATACATATGTACCTGTAGAATATTCACCGTTAACTGCAAGTACTGTTGCTGCGCCCGCAGACGTGCCTGCAATATCTTTTCTTTGTACACCACCTTCAGTAACAGTTAAAGAGTTAGTTGTCTCTGAAGACAAACTATCTGTAGTTAAATCAGTAGATGTTAAAATTAATTTTGCTTTTAATGTTGCCATTTTTATTTATTTTTAATTGTTAATAATTATTTTTACTACGCTTCAAATATTGCATACTCTATTATAGGTGTTCCTGATGCTGCATCTACCCAAAGATAATCGTTTTCTCCATAAGGAAAGAACATCCATTCGTTTGGACCTAACACTGCAAATGCTGACCCAACAGAACCACTACTGTCTTCTTTTATTACTATTTTTTCTGCTGCGTCAGTACTTAAATTTTTAAGATAAACATATGCTTTCTTGTCTGTAGAGTCCAAAACACCTACTGGTATCTTAGAATCTGTTGTGCTTGTTGTGTATCTTCCTATTGCTTGCTCATCTCCAGTTGCTAGTAAGCTTGCTGTCTGATTGATACTTAAGGAATCTGTATGCCAGTCTGTGCTGGTTAACGTTAATCTTGCTGATAATTTTGCCATAATTTCTATTTTTATTATTTGTTATTAATTTTTACTTGTCTAGTCACACTTCCATCATCATATATATATAATATAATTTGATTCTTAATATCAACTACAGGCCTACCTAATAAATCTGTAGTCATTATTAAATTTTTATTTTCTGCTCGTTTAGGTAACGAAGTGATCCAATTACTTGAGCAATGTTCATATGTTAATTGACAGATATTGTCCCATTCATTAGCACAGCAATACTCATCTACTTCTATAGTCCAAGCGTAGCAGGCGTCATTTAACCAATAAGGTAAACCAGGACCAGTAATACAACCAGCATCATAGAGACAGCTAAGACTGTCAGACGTATTAGCAATTGGATTAAAGTTATAGGCTCCTTGGTCCATACAACCTTGAACCACAGATATACATGAATTATTTTCAGTATTAGCCAGCGAATCATAGTTAATAGCAGTACTGTCAGTACAACCATAAATGTAAGCGATACAACTAAAGTCTTCTGTATTAGCTGTTGGATTGTAATTAAGGGCACTTGGATCAGTGCAACCATAAGTAAAAGTAACGCAAGTATTATTATCGACATTGGCTAAGGGATTAAAATTAAACATTATACTATCAGTACATCCATATATAGGAAGCACACAACTAAAATCATCTGTATTACAGCTATCACAGAAGTTTAAGGCTATTGGATTTGTACACCCTAACAGTACTCCTATACATGTAGAGTTATCTGTATTTGCTAATGGGTCGTAATTAAATGCTGCTGTGTCCATACACCCATAAAGATAAGGTATGCATGAATTATTATCTGTGTTGGCCGTTGGGTCATAATTAAATTGAGACGCATCCATACATCCAAGTATAACTGGAAGACAAGAGGTATCCTCAACATTAGCTAAAACATTATAATTAAATGCTAAAGGGTCTGTGCATCCATAAACAACTCCAATACAACTACCATCATCAGTATTTGCTAGTGAGTCGTAATTAAATGCTAATTGGCTCATACAACCATATATTATAGCAATACAAGTATCTGGAACATTAGCGTTAGGATTGTAGTTAAATGCTAAAGGCTGCATACACCCTGTTACAATTGCTATACATGAGCCAGTAAGCTCTGTGTTAGCTAAAGGATTGTAGTTAAGCGCTAGCGGATTCATACATCCTAAAATAACTAAAGTACTACAAGATCCATTATCATAATCATAATTAGCGCTGTATTCTAAATAAACAGGATTTGTACACCCTGGATTGTAATAGCAACTAACATCATCTGTGTTTGCTAAACTATCATAGTTAATAGCTGTTGGGTATGTACATCCAAATATCTTTTCAATACATAAATTACCACAATAAGTTGATGTTTTATATTTAAACAAAGGCTGTATAAAAGGAGCTAATACTTCTATCATTATATCTCCTAAAGGATTTGTTAATTTAAAGCCACAATGAGAAGCTGTTAAAGAAGCTTGTTGTGAAATGTAAAACTTAAACTCGACCTCCATTGGTGAGTTTAGATTTATTATAAAGTCTTGTGTATATAAAGCAGTATCTATAGTATAGTACCACGTATTAGTATCTTGTTTGACTTCTAAGTACGATGATTGCCATCCATCGCCTATCAGATCATTGAGTGTTAGTATATAATCACAATTAGGTATCAATGCCATTGTATTAGCTACTGGGTCATAGTTATACATACTATCGTCTATACATCCAAATACTTTTAAAGTATTACATGAACCGTCGTCTGTATCAGCTAAAGGGTTAAACTCTACATACATGTGATCCATGCAGCCCATGACGGGTGGGCAAGCATCAGATACAAAAAAGTGCATTGAATCATTACCAAAAGCAGGATCTGTACCAAACACAAGAGTGTCATTACATTGTTTAACATAATAAGATCCATCTAAACCGCCCCACATAGCCCCATTTAATCCATCACCATAACTATCATATATTGTAAATACTAAATTACCTTCTGGCAACATAACAGGTATTACCATAGACTGATAATTAACAGCACTATAATAAGGTCCATCAGAAGCAACTATAGTTCCAGTCGTATCTTTTATATCCCAAGATGTTTCTGACATATATTGATCTAAATAAATATGTACAGACGATGGAACTTGTCCAAATACAGTAAGTGGTAATAATAGTAATAATAGTAGTTTCTTCATTTTAAAAATCACTCATTAGTTGGTTATCAATTTCTTCTTGTACTTCTTCTTTTGTAGCTACCATCTTAAAACTTAAATCAGCTTGGAACCTAGCTACTTCAACTCCATCTTTAAATATTATAATAGTAGGTATAACTGCTATCTTATGTTTCTTTTGCAACTCCGTGTCTTTACTTACATCTATATATGCAGCTGTTTGAATATCTGTAAGGTCATATGCCCACTCTACTTTATTACTCTCGTTCCACCCTGCATTAAATACTGCTATAGACATCTGCCCATACGACGCATTACTAAGTAACATAAAAAATATTATTAACATATACATACCAAATATTTTCCAAGTTACATCAGGCTTTTCCATTATCTGTTATATAATTTATCCTCTATTCTTTCAAGAGTCTTTTTCATTTCGTCTACATCTGATTTTGTATCCATAATAGTCTGCCTAATCATTTTATCTTTCATATCAAACTCCATACGAGTAACTTCTGGGTCTGGTGGTACTGGCATTTCCATAGCCCTTGCTATATCAGCTTGCAGCATAAACCACATACTAACTAGTGTAAATATTAACGCTGCAATTCCTCCTAATGTTTTTATACTTAACTTTAAGGTTGTATCTTCGTTTAGTTCTTTGTCCATTATTTTTTACATTTTACAGGACACCATCCTAAACATACTTTACCAAACGTTATTGCCTTAACAGCCTTACATATAAATTTCTTCATTTTTTATTTTTAAAATATTATATAATTTACTCCTAGTTTAAAGTCATACCACTCTCTATTCCAATACTTATTATATTTGCCCTCTACAAAGTATCCTAAATTTTTATTTACCTTTATACCATATATTAATCCTGCAGAATAATCATACCATTGATCCTCTGTTATGTAATTATGGTAAGAGAACTCACTGCCATCATTGTAGTGGTACGGCATTAAATTGCCCCATGCGTGCAACCATGTGTTTTTCTTATATTTATAATAATCAAACCCAAACACTAAAGAGTGTTGAATTATCTTTTTTAACTCGCCCCTTTTCTTTTCTGTATACTCTGCTAGAACTTGAGGTATAACTACTTCTTTCCATACTTCAGCACTATTAGCAACTATATTTCCACTAGGATCAGTATATTCATTCGCATATAAATCATAACTATATCCTTCTTCTATAGCTAAATGCGTATAATGTAAACTACCATTATCCAACAACCACTCTGCTAAAGGATCATATCCATAAGGCTCAGCAAGTCTATGTGCTGCGCCTATGCTAAAAGACAAGTCTGAGTTTTTCTTAACTCTATATCTTTCTGACAATTCAAAATATTCTATATCTGCAAATCCGTCTTTTAAATATTCTACTTTAGCAGCAAATTGATTAACACAATAAGGACCATCACATGCGTCGTCAGAGCTATATCTAATAAAATGATGTTGATCTATATAGTCAACTCCTTGTTGCCTAGCATAATCGATTTCAAATAAATATTCAAATCCTTGTACTTTACCAACTGTAGCTGCATCACTGTAGTTAGACTCAGTACCGTCATAAAAAGTATTAGCTTTATTTTCATATCCAAATCTAGCTATCTTTCGTATACCAAATGTAATAGAGTAATCATAAGGAGTGTTTATAACACCTTCTTCTAATTGCCCTGAAGTAATAGCAAATGTAGATCTAGGAGATAACGATGTTCCACCGTTAACTGCTCCATACACAGTAGAAAATTTTAATTGTTTTTTAAACTCAGATTTAAAATCAAAATCTATTTGAGCATTAACTGTAAAGCTAATTAAAAGGATTAATAAAATATTTAGAATTTTGTTCATTACCCTGATACTTTCACTGCTCCACTACTATTCCATAATTGACCAGCACTTCCTGGATCCCTGGTTGGTAATGAATCTCCCATTGTGTTTGGTAATAGAAGCTCAGCACTTATTACATATCTTCTTAACTCATCTATATCTTCTTGCATTTGTTGCATTTGATATAGCATGGCTGCTTCAGCAGGATAAGCTTCTAATGTAGTGTGATTTCCAGCGTCAAATTTAGCTTTCATTGCGGCTTTTATATCGCCTGATCTTGAATGTATTGCTTCTTGTTTTTTACTTGCTAATGCCATATTGTTTTTATATTAATGCTAAGGTTACTGTAGCTCCATATATGAGAATATTTGCTGCTCCAGGAGTACATTTAATTACTAAATCTTGAGTTGCTGATGAAGGTATGTTTGTTATTGCTTGGTTTGTGTTGAACGTAGCGTTTGTTGATGCGACCGCATTTGTAGAACCAGTTTGGTAGTTAAATGGTGAGATAACTGCGGCGTTAGAAGTATTAGCACTTGCGTGTACTTGAACGTATGTTACTTTGAATAGTGGTGGTATTTCCACAAATGCGTAGAAATCATCAGTAGTACCGTGCCCCCTAACTGCTAGCGTATTAGCTACAGCGTCATGAACATACGCCGGTCTTCCAGTATCAGGATTGTTCTTAAACTCATTAGGAAATACTTTTATTGTTAGTGATTGAGTTTTAATGTGGTTACCTTCTATTGAAGCTGCTCCAGCTGCAACTCTTTCAAAAGTACAGTCAGGCTCTTCTAAACTGATTGACCCAGTAGTTGTTACAACACCAGTTATATTTGTATTACCTTCTAATTCAATTGTAGTGGCAGCATCTAAAGTTAAAACAGTACCTTCTATATCAACAGTTGTCCCTGAAGTAATAGTTGATGCTCCTGTAACATCTATATCTAAGACACCTGCGTCTATATCAACTATAGACCCAGCATTTGCATCAGCATCTAAATGAAAAGCAACTCCTGCTAAATGTTCAGTAATTATACGGACGTCACTAGCAGATCCTTGAGACATTATTGTTGTTTGACCCCCAGAATCAAAGTACTGTGCTCCTGCTGATGTAATGGCTGTTGCTCCCGCTACATCTACGTCTAGCCCTCCCGCAGTAGCATTTATATCTATTGCGTTAGTTCCTGTTCCTGCAGAGTTAATTGATAGTACTTGCGCTCCTCCTCCAACTACCGCTAAAGAAAGATCTTTACCAGATCCTGTAACGTGTATGTTAGAGTCATCTGTACCATCTATAGATATAGTAGTTCCATCTAACGATGCAGCTCCTAGTGCATTTAAATCTAAAATACCAGCATCGATTTTAACTTCTGAGCCAGCGTCAGCATTTGCAGCTATATGAAATGCAAGGCCTGCAGTGTGTTCAGTAATCATTCTTATATCACTTGCATTTCCCTGGGACATTATAATTGTTTGTCCGCTAGAGTCAAAAGTTTGAGCACCTACTGTTGTAATGACTGTTGCTCCTTCTACGTCTACATCTAACCCACCTGCAGTGGCGTTTATGTCTATTGCATTGGTTCCTGTACCAGCTGAAGTAAGTGATAACACTTGAGCACCACCACCAACTACACCTACAGTAAGGTCTTTACCAGACCCTGTGACATTTATATTAGAATCGTCTGTTCCGTCTATAGACACAGTAGCCGCATCTATTGTAGCAGTTCCTGTAACATCTATATCTAGAATACCAGCATCAATATCTACAATCGATCCTGCGTTTGCATTTGCATCTAAATGGAATGCTGTTCCCGCTAAATGCTCAGTGATTACTCTAACATCGCTTGCGCTCCCTTGAGCTAATATAGTAATTTGCCCGCTAGCGTCAATGGTAGATATTCCAGTTGTAGTAGTTATATGTGTAGCAGCATTAAGCGTGCTAGCTCCTGTTACATCTATGTCTAAAATACCAGCGTCAATTTGTACTTCTGAAGCTGCATTTGCGTTTGCGTCAAGGTGGAAAGCAACTCCTGCTGTGTGAGCGGTAGTTATTTTAATATCACTTGCTGCTCCTGCGGTATCAATAGTAATTGCACCTGAAGTATCTATATCTAAAGCTACAGCATCTAAATCTAAATTTCCAGATCCATCATAAGCTAATGCTTCTGTATCATCTCCAAATGTTGCTCCAGTAGCACCTGCAATTGTAACTGTAGAAGCTGCATCTATAGTAGTAGCACCATCTGAATCTATATCCAATATACCTGCATCTATATTTAATATTGAACCTGCAGTTCCATTACATTCAATTTTAATTGCCTCTCCTGCTGTATGTTCTGAGACGATATGAATATTACTAGCAGCTCCTTCACCTGCTATATACATACTACCATCACCAATACCAATTATATCTACATTACCATCTACTTGGAGGCCTCCCCATTTTTTTGCTGTTGTTCCTATACTACCTTCATTATCGGCTCTAGGGACTATATTTTTTGTTGCCATATTCTTTTATTTTTTATATTATTAAATTACTTCAGGCATTATATCACCATTTGAATCTATATCCCAGCACTCACTAATACTAGGAGATACTTCTGGCATAATGTCGCCACCCCCATCTAAATCCCAAGTATCACAAAAATCTGTAATAATATCTTGGGGTCGTAAGTTCTGCACTCCATCATCCTCAAAAAAGCAACATAAAGTAAATTGACTTAAGACTGGATAATTAGCTAAACGTATATTACTAATACCTAATATGTTTTGTAATATAGTCACTATTTATAGTATGCCATTATTGACCCATCCACTAAAGCTACAGCTTTAAAATCTCCGTAGTATGGAAGTCCTGTTATTAAATCTATATCTGTAGTTACAGTATTAGCTCCATTTTCCTCCCAATTTACAATAGATGCAGAAACATCTAAAGTTGTATTATCCGCTATAGCTATTATACAATAAAAGTGCCCATAGTGTTTAGCTGTATTGTTTATTACATTAGCCCCCTGCTGTCCATAAGGAGCCTTTAGTAGATCTTCTACCATATTTGTTGTGTCCCTATCTTTTATTAATGCCATATTTTCTTATTTATTAATTATCGATTACTATCTTACGAATACTCATTATTTGTTTTGCACTAATATCAAAAGGTAGCTTATCAGAATAAATAGTATAAAGTTGAATAGTAGCTTCTTCTTCTAATAGCTTTTCAACTTCTTTTAATTGTTCCTGTCTAGCTTGTTCAAGATCTTTATGCTCATCTTCTAATTTTTTAGCTGCAGCTTCGTTTCCGTCTTTATGTAACTTTTGAACTTCTTCAGCTACCTTTCTAAACTCATCTGTTGGTTTACTTGCTTCTTCAATGTGTTTTAATTCTTTCTGAATATTCTCTATGTTTTTAGCTACTACCATAGCGAATTTAACTCCACGCAATTCTGAACATTCGTTTAGACCTTGCATTAATTCTACTAACTGCCTGTTTGTTACTGTTTGTGTTGCCATCGTTTTAAATTTATTTAGTTTATATTAGTTTATGCGGGTGTTGCAAAATACGGAACCCACTTATCCGTGCCATTTATATTTATTCTTGCCCATCCATCATTTGCGTTTGTGTGATTAGGAAATGTTCCATGTAAACTAGAAACGCATGTAGATGCATCTGTTGCTGATGATCCAGTAAATATGATGAATGGTTCATCATTGTCATTTTGATCTAACTCTAAACAAGCGGCTCCAGTTGTATCGTTTTGTATGTCAACTACAGCATTGTTATTAGCTCCTGTACTACCAAAGGTAAAGTGTTTATTAGATCCGTGAATTTTCATAACTTGAGCAATAGTACCTCCATCAGTTACAGAAAGATTAATATCTCCATCTCCTGATCCTGAATTACCTGCTAATAAATTAATAGCTCCTCCTGCAGCAGTGCCGTTTGCAGCACCTCCAGATAATGTTATAGCTCCTCCAGCTGTATTACTAGCTGTACCAGCAGAGCCAGTTATTTTAAATTCATTACCAGCTCCTGTACTAGGAGACATAACGTTTATTTCTCTTGTGTCACCAGATGTAAAAGATATATTATCTCCTACAGTTAATGCTGCAGTATTAGTAGTATCATATGTTGCAGTAGGACCACTGTGTCCTATAAAAACTCTACCAGTAGTATCAATGTTTATACCTTCCGATGAGCCATCACCACTAAGCCATCCTATTCCTAAGTCTAAATTATGACCATTTAAACTAACTTCATTATTAAAAACTACTGATGATGTAAATGTAACGTCATTTAAATCCACATTTAAAGTATGTGGAGAAGTAGTAAGATCCCAAGCTAATCCCGCACCTGCTGGTATTAAAGTAGAGAGTGATGCATACTCTGCATTTAAGCCGTCAGTTTTTAAAACTTGATTAGCTGTTCCTACTCCAGATAGAGTTAATGCATTTATAGCAGATTGTTGATTTAAAGCTCCTGTACCTCCGTTTTCTATAGATAGTACGCTTACTCCTCCGTCAGATGCTAAATCTATAGTTTGTAAAAATTTAGATTTCTCATTGTTGCAACTATTTAAATCTAATTCTGCTGGATAAAAGTTTGCCATGATAGTTCCACTAGAAGTATTAAAAGCTAAAAGATTTGTATTAGATTTAATACTTTTTAATTTAATTCTATTCCCTGTAGTAGATTCTATCAATCCAACTCCAATACCACTATTAGTTACAGTTGTAGCTAAATCAGATGCTTTAAATTTTGCTTCTCTATTACTTGTAATATCTGCTATATACACATACCAAGCTCCAGCATTAATCTGTTCTATTACTGCGTTTTGTAAATTTTTTATTTTTGTATTTGCCATAGTTTTATTTTTTAAAAGTCAAAATTCTGTATGTCATCTACTCCGTCTACCCCTCTTATAGGAGAAGATGATTCGTTTGGATCTGGTAGATAATCAACATCTTCGTCTGTTTTAGCCTTGCTTGCGCAGTCTGGGCAGATCTTTGTTAAATAAGTGGTCCAAGTTAGTAAAATTTTAGGAGATAAGCAAGACCCGCGGAACCCTAATCCGAATCTTTTTATTAAGTATCTTATTAACAATACCCTCCACACATCTATAGTATTGTAAGTGAAACTGTTCATATCTAGTACTCCTCCTAGCATTTTATCATAAACAGTAGTAGCAAGATTACCTACACATCCTACAATATCTTCAAGATCGTCAAGACATTCAGGGCAGTCTGGTTCTGCTGAAGCCGTTCCCGCACATCTAAATACACCATTACAGTATGTTAAATGCTGCGTTCCTGTACATTCGTGTCCTACAAATTGAGCAGTTGTAGAATGAAACTCTCCATTTATATAAGACTCACTTGATATTGGAGTTCCTCCCCCATCTAGTACAGTTATATTTTGAAGATCTGTAGCTGTAAGTGTAGGGTCTGCTAAGTACGCAACTGTTGGTATACCCCCTACATTTTGATTATATAATTCAAATGCAAAAGCTGCTGGTCCCGTAACATTTTTACCATCAAATTGTAAAGTATGTTTTCCTGGGAGTAAAGCTATAGGAAATAAATTCCAAAATGTATTATTAGATGTTTGATTAAGTAAATGTATATACACCTGCCCGTCTACACTAAATCTAACTTCATCGTCTCCAGCTAAAGCTAGTATAAAATTAGTAGCAACTGGTATATCTATAGTACATATTGTAATACCAGGTCTAGAATTAACAGGCTGATGAGCTGTAGTAGTAGAAGTATATTGATTAAACCATTGAGGCCATATACCTATATCTTTTAATCTATTATTATATACTGGGAAGTTCATAGTCCAAGATGGATCTGTTGCTAAGATACCTGCTCCAACGTCTATAACTTCAGCTTCTCCTGGTAGAGTAGGTAGTTGCGATGTGAATGGTAATAAATTTACATCTTGACCTACAGGAACTGGTGATGTATAAGTACCTCCAGTCCATACTCCAAATATTTTAGCGCCAACTTGCCCCCAAGTTAAAGTGTTTGCGCAGCAAGGCATGTTTTGAGCTACAGTAACTGCTGTCCAATTATTCTTCCATACTCCAGATATATTTAAACAATCTACAGGATTATTAACACCTCCTATAACTGTACCTGCATTAGCATCAAAACATTTACCATATAACGGTGCAGCTTCATTTTCAAATCCTATACATGTATTGAAGTTTGGATTAACTATTAAATTTCCAGTCCATACTCCTGCAGCGTTAGTACAATCTATGTAATTATTATTACCTGCAACACTACAAGTACCAGTATTTAAGTCTTCTGTGTATTGATTTTCATCTAACTCATAACCTGGAGGACACCCACAATCACAGTTTTCCGCTCCAAATATATCGATAAGATTTAACATTCCATTATCTAAAACGGCTGCTGCACAATTATCACAATTTTCTATTGGAGCTATAAGTGGAGAACCACTTGTCCCTCCATATGATGATGCAGGTGCATCTATTACATTATTAGTAACTCTAACAACATACATAGCTTCTAGTGCCGCCGCTCCAAGTGGAGCAGTAACAGATAAATTTGTTAGAGTAAATTCTACTGGTGCTCCCATTTGAGCTTGTGTTGGTGTATAATAGAAATAACCTTGAGAATTTAAACCGCCATCTATTTCAGGACATATTTCAGTACCTGCACTAGTTTCTGTTAATTGAAAACACCATCCGCTATTATTTGCGCTACATGATGGAGTTCCACATTCGTGTCCTCCTTGCCCTCCTCCTGCTGTAAAATCAAATTTTACTTGATGGTCTGCACAACAATCTAAATTACAAGATCCTGTTCCTGGCACATCACAACAAACATCTCCGTAATAAGGAGAAAATAAATTACTATCATATGATAAAGAAGATGCTCCTGGATCTTCTATAAATACTTCAATTGCCCAGTTCATACCTGGCCACCAAAAATCTTCTTGAACTTCAAATGTAAATGTTCCATTAGTACCCCCCATAATAGATACTCCTGTGTGTCCTGTTGTAGTAACATTTAAATTAGATATACTTTCTAACTCTACTTTTGTACCTCCATTCCATATAGCTACTGAATGATCTGCAAATATATCTACAAAATCTGCATAACAATTATCCTCTGTACAATCTACACAAAAGTTAACACATGTAGCTGGTCCTCCAGGATTACAATCTTCTATCATATCATCAAACATAGGATTAAAGCAAGGACTAGCATCATGAACCCATATTCTATATATACCAGAATCTAAATTATCAAAGCCATAATATGTAATATTAGTATTAGCATCTACTATAGAAGTCCAAGTTCCTGGTGTTGTTGTGCTAGCATTATAATTAGTTATATTAAATATTGTAGGCCCACTGTCAGTAGCATTAGGATCAGTATTGACCCAATGTAGACCATCGTCAATACTGTAATATAAATCTCCTACTCCTCCACTTGCAGTAATAGTTATAGACCCACATCCACAATCATTACAATAAGGATGAGTATATTGTATGTCCTCAATAAGTACTGGGTTGTTTGCTATAGTCCAAGTACCTGTAACAGTTTCACCACAAAAGTCTGTAACAGTAACTTCATAATCCCCAGGGCATAACGCTCTTATATCTTCAATAGTGGCTCCAGGCCACGTAGCAGTATTAGTTGTACTAGTATGAGCCCCTGAAGTAGTTATCCATGAATATGTAAATGGTCCAACTCCATCATGTACAGTCAAATCAATTTCTCCACTACACTCGTCGCAACAGTTAGAATCGACAACTACAGCGCTTAAAGTCATAGGAACATATGGACTTAAAGGTATTTGATCTGCTACTGTAGGACCTTGACAACTATTAACTACACTGACTAAATATATATAAATATCTAATCCTCCAGTTAAGCTTAGGTTATTTCCACTAACAGTTTCTGTCCAAGTGTTGTCTACTAAGAGGCCTACTAAATCTGTAGAATTAAAAGATACTGTCCCTCCAGAATTTTGTATTTGAACAAATGTAGCATTATCTGTACTAAACCACAACTCAAACGGAAAGTCTCCTACAGTATTTGAAACTTCAAAAGTCCCATCATCTCCAGTCACACAAGTAGGTCCAGTTGTTTTTGGAATAGCAGTATCTTCAATAGCATTAGCTAAAATAATCTGCGTTATTGTTTCTGAGCATCCATTTTGATCAGTTACTGTCACAGTGTAAGTTCCTCCTATTAAATTAGAATCTCCTGTTGGTGTGTCTGGTGTGTAAGCCGCTCCGTCTTTAGTCCATACAAATGTATATCCCGGAGTCCCTCCAGTTGGCGTTACCTCAATTGTTCCGTCGTTTGTTGAAGCGCATGAGACGTCTGAGTATGTATAATTTACTACTATAGAATTTCCACCTCCGAGTACAAATGTCATGTCATGAGTACATCCTGTAGCGGTTACAGTTATTGTAATAGTATATTGTGTAGCGGATGTAACTCCCGATACTTCATATTCTCCATTTGCTGGACTACCAAGTATAACCCAAGTTCCTACTGACGCTCCACTGTTAAAATCAATTAGATTTGTAATAGTATAATCATTAGCATTTATAAGATTTCCACTACTATCTTCTGCAATAATTGTAAATTGGGTTGGCCCAGGAGTACAAGGAGCAACGTAATTGTTTAGTATAGCTGTAGGAGAGTTTCCTTCAGTTAAAACAACACCTAACTCTTCAGCTGTACATCCATTTGAGTCTGTAACTTGAATGTCCCAAGATCCAGCACCTAATCCTGTTATAGTTGCAGTTGAAGAGAGAATCCAAGTACTAGTACCATTTAATTTATATGCATACGTATAAGTCCCACTACCTGCATTTGGAACTAATTGTATTGTTCCAGTTCCACCACCACAAACAGCGCTTGTTGCAATATAACTTAAGCCTACAGTAGGTACTATTCCTATAGTAAAACTACCTGATACATCACAGCTATCAGGATCTACTAGAGTATAAGTATAAGTACCAGCACCTAAACCATTATTAGAAACATTTATTGTAGTAGTAGTAGATGTTAATGGTGTATTAGTAAAACTTAAACTAGGACCAGTAACACTAAACAAATAAGTTACATTAGGAGTAACATCCCAAGACATAGAAAATGATCCGTCAGAACCAGCACATGTTTCATCTGTAATTGTAGGGGCGAAAAGCAAACTATGTGTGGCCCCTGCAATACTTAGAGTGTACGTACCTGCATTGTCAGTACAACCAGTTGCATCTGAAACATTGATTATATATTGCCCTGCAAAAAGAGGACTAGCAGTTTGTACAGCAGATGCACTTCCTGCATTACCAGAAACAATTGCAACACCTCCACTAGTAATTGTCCAACTATAAGGTGCAGTACCTGTAGGATTATTAGGGTCATCACAAGTAAATTGTATCTGCCCATTTGTATTACACGTAGGACTAATTATTTGAACTAAATTTATTGTAGGAGCTACACCTTGATTAGTTACAGTAAACATTTCTGAATAGCTACATCCTGTTGACCTATCAATCACCATTAACATATGGTTCCCAGGACAGACAAGCGAAGCTTTACCGCAAGAACCAGTAATAGGAATACTGGTTCCTCCAGCATCAGTCCAAAGTCCAGTTCCTGTATGATTACTATAAGGTCCAGCTGAAAATATAGGTGTAACTGTTTGCCCAGTAAAAAGCCATAGAATATCAGCATTTTCCATATTCACTGTAGTAAGATCTGTATTTATCTGCACAGATCCAGCACAAGAAGTATTACATCCCCCATAATTTGTTACAGCTACACTTAAATTAATAGGTCCATCTGGACAACTTGCAAAGCTATTATAATAAAGAGTACTCCCATTAAAGTTACGCTGTGGACCTGTGGCGTAAGAATTCCAAGGAGTATAGTCTATCCTATCAAACCTAACAATCATTGGAGTATAAAAAGGATTAGTACCATTATAACTACCTAATGAAGTTGATTCAATCTCCTCAGAAACACTAGAATTAAAAGCTACATTACCACTTATAGGATCTCCGTCAAAAACTCCTGCAAATACAGGATGATGAGTACAAGTTGTAGCTGTTGATCCTGGAACTATCTCTTGATCTTCTATTCCAAATCGTGCATTTGCAGTTGCACCACTGCCCGTCCAATTAGGAGACTTAGTGCCATACCCTTGACCATTAGCAAAATTAGATCCTGGCCCACCAGATAAATTAAACGCGCTGTAAGCGGAAGTACTATTAAACCCAGAATTGTTTTGATCCCCTGCTTTAGCTAAACTAATTAATCCATATTCAGGCTGGAAAGTAACCGCAGCTCCAACATATCCATTGTCTAATAGAGGTGTTGCTCCTTGGAGCAGTCTGTCAGAAGACGTTGCACCTTCTAATAATCCACCGGAAATTTTATTAGTACCCATATTTCCAATAGGAGATATGTGATCCATCATAATCGCTGAAGTTCCTTGATTAAATGTATTGAAATACCAAGTGGCTGTACCACCTGTCGGGTGCCAATGAGTATCTCCTATGTGTTGTACTGCACCGGAAATTTTATTTCTTATTATAATATCCCAACCACTGTTTCCTGTAGTGTCTGAATTCTGTCCAACATCATTAAGTATATCGTAACCTGCACCCTGAAAATACTGAGAGTAAATCTGCTCATGTACAGTATTGTAACTAGAGTTATCAAAACCCATTTCTGTATCCGTCATCGTATTCCCCTTAGTATTTAGTTGGGTTATATGCGATGCTAAATAATGATTAGGAATATGATGCTGTCCTCCTTGTATAGGCTCTTTAGATATAAATACACATTTTCTTTTATCAGCGGCTGAAAAATTATTAAACCTAGGATCTGTAGCGTTTATTTGAGACCAAAGATTGTCAGCAAAAATTATTGCTTTAGCAGTATCAAACATATCACCAGCAGTAAAAAAGTCAAGAGTTTCCCCAGTAAGGGAATCTTGAAAATCAATAGTTAAGTCGCTACTATTAAGAGTACTTGCAGTTGGATCTGAAGTAGAAAATAAAGGCACAAAAGGAATAATGTAATCTAGATTATGTTCTTTATTTGAGTTCCAATTATATGCGGTAGTACCGTTTACATAATTATTAGCAGGATCACCACACGAATTTATAAATTGAAAAAAGGTACTACCATTTCTAGCTTCACGAAATCTATACGTTCCCCTTAACCGTATTGTTGATGAGTTTGCAAAAGAGGATATGTTAGACCTTCCTAGCATACCAGCAGGAGTATCCTCTGGATACAACACACAAATCATATGCTGCTTTGCTCCATTGCTGGCGTTAGTGTTGCTACCCCATGAACCATATCCGTTTGGTTCATTAGGAGTTAGTACAGTTCCACCTGCAGATTTTGCTGTACCTTGAAGGTACTCACAGTAATTGTCTGATGCTCCAGCCACTCCCCATGTTGTTCTAGTTACAGTTCCTGTACCTCCTTGAAGTACAGCAGAGTTGGAATGTAAAGGACCCATTAAAAATCTTAACCCTCTTTTATCACCACCCGAATCTACCCAATTACTAATGTCTAAGTGATCATACCCGCCTGTATCATTCAGGCCTACCATGTTTATCCATTCTCCGTAAGCCATTAGCAGTTACAATTACATTCGTTAGTACTGCACATACTTTTAGCTTTTAAATATTTTTTATATGCTTTTTTAAATTGATCTGGTGTCTGTAAACAATCTGTTGTGTTTACTTTAGCTCCTTGTATTAATAAATATATTTTACTTATTACATCAAGAGCTTTAGAACATTCTTCGTCACAACTACAATCTATTAACTCAGTTAATTTACTTGCAATACAACAATCTATGTCACAATGTCCTACAACACCCGCAGTAAATGTTGTCCCTGGATCTACTGGATCTTGAATAACTATCATAAAAACTCCATTCAAAGATTCTTCTGTTGCAGTAGAAATATTAAGAAAAGTTAATTCTGTTGCTCCTGAGCCATTTAAAGCTACAGGACTATTTAATACATATCCATTTATAGTTAATCCTGTTGCAGGATCTACATTCCCATTATAAGGTTGGGTCGGATCTAAGAGTTCATATATTTGTGATGGACTCTCAAAATCGTTATGGAATAGTGTATACGTAGCGCCTGAAGGAGCCCCCGAAACTTGCAAGGTTTTACAATCAGCACTTAGTGAAAAAGATACAGGCATTTAATTTAAGTTTTAAAGTTAAAAAAAGGAAGGGGGTATTAACCCCCGACCTCTTATTGATCATTCTCTATGCAGAGAATAATATTGTTTTATCTGTTACTGCAGCTTGATCCATGAACATGTTATCTAACACAGTATCTCCTGCAGCCATTTCTGTAGAACTATCACCAATATATATTCTTATAGTATTCAATTCACCTGCAGGAGCAATTCCTGTTGAGTTAGGGTGGTTGTGTCTGTAAGTAACATCCATTACATGATATTTCCATGTTTTTGTTGCAAATGTCTCAGCAGTCTTTGGAAGGTATAATCTATTTAAATGACCATATCTACCTTGAGTTTTTTTCTCATCTGATAAAGCTTGAGCATAATTTCCAACTCCTACAATAGGAGCATGAACTTTAAAGATGTTAGCAACTGTACCAGCACTAACAGTAATAGCAGTATCACTATCATCAATTACTTGAAATGATGTTCCAAACTCTTTAGCAGTAATCGTAAAGTCAGAAGTATTAGCTAAAGCTGCAGAAACTGCTGCTGCTTTATCTGCATTTACTGCATCTACTAAACCTTGACATATTTCTGCTGCAGTTGCTGAAGCATCTGATACATACTCATAATTTCTAATTTCTCCAGTTCTATCTGATAACTCTTTAGCATTAGTAGGATTAGCATATTCAGAATAATCGTTGATAGATCCAATATACTTTACTATTACTTTAATAGCAAACCTAGTGTTGTTATTAGTATTACTGATAGTCTCAGTTGTAGTGTTTCCAGCTTTTACAGCCGTAACGTGCTCTTTCCAATCTACTCTTACAATATCTCTTGTATTAATGATTGGAGACGATAAAGGATTACCTGTTGTTCTCCCTTGAACGAATTGTACTCTTGATTTAACCCATTGTTCTGTACCCCCTGTTGGCTTGTCTACATATAAATCTGCAGCAGCTCCGTCAGTGTTATTTGTACCTTCACCTAAAATACCTACAATACCAGATCCAATCGCGCTCATCGCTTGATTGTTTGATACTACCGCATTTGAGATGAACACTTGAGATAAATTACTTCCATTTCTTGACATAATTTTTGTTTTTAATTATTAATAATAAATTGATCTTATTCAGATCTTAATTCCTCCATCCTATTTGTTTGATACCTTGGGTCTGCTAACCCCTCAAGAATGCTAGCTACAGACATATCAACAATTTCTTGGTGAGTATGTTCAGCTAGTTCACAAGTTATAACAGATCCTGTAGTACTACTAATAGCACGAGGTTTTCTTAAATACGTAAGTTTTACCTTAGGCACAAAAAAAGTTTCATCAGTATATATATCTAAATTGCTCCCATTTATAGTCGAGAGCGGACTTGTATGTTTTGTTTTGTTAAAAGGATCATCTAATAATGTGTAGATATCATCTAACTGTGAAAATCTATTTACAGACGATGTTGTATATTTAACATCATCGCAAGACCTACTAAGTACTTCTGGTTGAGAATCTATACGAGGAACTCCATCAGAACGTACACCATCTCTATCACTTACAGCTGAATTAGTATTACATCTCCATCTTTCAACTACAATAAAGCAATCAGGATTAGTAAAAATGGTTGCTGTACCATCATCTCTAAATGTCCAATAAGGAGGTAAAACTATACCTACTACTGGATTACCTGATGGTGGTGACCAAGCTGGTACACTACCTGTCGGATCAAGATTTATAAATGTAGTAACACCAGAATTATTTAAATATTGATTATCTGTGTATACAGAATTATCAGTACAACCTCCTGTTATACCTCCCATAGCCTGATTGTAAACATCTATTTGCTGTGGAACTCCATTTTCATCATATACTTCAATCAGTATCTTGTTTACCCAATAGGTGTCATTAGGGTTATAACCAACCATCGAATAATTATCCCATGAAAACTCGTAAAGATCAACCATAGCCCACTGTAGTGGTTGCATGGCAGGTATAATACAATCCATTTTTTGACAATTATTATGATACACTAAACTTCTTTGATTCAGCAAAAACATATATTTATTATCCTCAGGCAATACTATTGAATCTATAAATACATTATGGTCTACTTGACCTTTATATGTAGTAGTAATAGATTCTTCAGTTATTAATCTTCTTAGATCATCTATTCTTTTTTGAGATTGTTCAAATCCTTTAGAATATTTATTTCCAAATTGATTATACCTGCCTTTAACAAATTTATCTTGAGCTTTGTTAAGTTCAAAATCAATTTCTTGAGGTAATAAAACGTCAACCTGGTGGGATGCAATTTTTTGCACCCCTTGGTTGACAGCTATATGCATTTCTGATACGGTCATTAAATAATTACTTCTTTAAGTTTCGCTCTTAGCGTTGTTAATGTTCCAGAATTCTTTTTATCTTTCATATACACAATAGTATCTTCTGTTGTTTCTCCAAGAACCTCGTCTATATGGATAACTTGATTTCCAATTTTTCTTAAAACTCCAGCTGAAACCATTTCTTCAATTTCTGCTTTTAGTTCTAAATTCTTATCTCTAGCAATTCTAATGAACTTTGCTGGCTCATTGTTTTTAATTTCATATAGAATTGTTTCCTTTTGATCGATATTTAGAGTTTCAGGCTTAGCTTTTGACATCATACGTAACATTCTGTCCATTGTAGCGGGATCGCTAGATGCTTTAATATATTCTTTATCTGCGTCTTTTCTTAATCTCACTTGTTTAGCTTTTGCCATTTCGTCGCTTTTATTATCATGGATATAAAACTTATGTGTGCTTAACATATCATTTTTACTGCCTGCACATTTAGGATGTTTTAAAGCAAACCTATATTGTAAATAGTGTTCTGCATTAAGTGGCATCTCATTTTCATCTAGTCCTACTTCCAATTCAACTCCTCCAAACGGAACCTTAATACTTAGTTCTGTCCAAAATCGTCTTTCATGATGTGGCCAGTCCTGATGGTCTGGGTTAACATCTAAAAGCCCTTTCATTAATTTTTTAGCTTCCTCTCCTTCTATACCTTTTAAAGGTTGTCTTCCTACAAAACAACTACTTAATCTTACTTGTGCTGCAACTCGTACAGCTTCTGGTAAATGATCAAGCGTGTTTTCTTTTCTTCTTATCCAAATTTTTCTCATAGTGTGGTACTTTTATAGTTTAAATTAGTCGGATGTAAAGTATAACTCTCCTAATTTTGTATTCTAGATATTTAAAATAGAGGGGGAATTTCACCCCCCACTACTTTAAAACTAAATATATAGACTACGATGTAACACAGTGCTAGCTTCCTAGCATTGCTTCTTTATGATTTTACACATGTAATATCTAATGATGTATCGAATCGTCTTAGTACAATACCTGCTGTTTTAAGCATGTGTACACTAGCACCATCAATATCAGAAGCTCTAGCATTACCTTGGTCGAAACCTCTAGGCACTACAGAACCACCAACAGCCCAACGCATCATTTCACGACCTTTTTTATTGATCATTTGTACGTTAGCTTGTCCGTCATAATTAGATTGATCTACAAAAACCATACGGTAAGACTCCATAGAGTAACCAGTTACTGGATGCTTTTTAGCTGCATCAGCAACAGGACCATGATCAAACATAGGATGCTTAACTACATTTACTGAATGCCCATCAATATGGTCATATCTAGTAAAGTAACCAGTCATTCCTAATGATCTACCTGATCCAGTAATGAATTTACTATCAGCATTAATAGTCCAAGGTGTACCAGCACCAGTAGTGAAACCACCTGTATAACCTTTCATAGCGTTATCAAATTCTCTCATACCACCTGTACCTGTAAACAATGTAACTTGCTTGTCATTACCATCTGTCATTCCATAGAATAAATCACCGATTATATTCTTAAGTTTTGTCTCTGTCATAGTAGAGTACGTGTCCTTATTAACAACTTGTTGTAAAAGACCCGGACCTGTAATTACAGGTTGAGCATTTTCATCAAGCATGGTAGTTATACCATTAGCGTCATAAGTTTTTTCACCATACCAATACATCAACTCACATTCTTCTTTAAATTTAAGCATGTGTGTATACTCTTCATAATCCATCCAAAGCTTAGTAGTCTTACCACCTTTAACAGGTAATGAGAATTCAGCTACATAATCTTTAGCATTTCCTGCGAAATGATAAGATTTTCTAACTGTACCAATCTTTGCGCGAACCATACCTGGAGCAGACCAATTAGAAGCGTTACCTCTAGAAAAGTCTAATCCAACGTTAGCATACATTTGTGCCCAATTTGCTCCTGACTCAAAATCACCAGCTGATAAACCAGTAGATCCTGGCTCAACTAACTGCATTGAGTAATCATATCCAACACCACCAGCTGCAGCAGTAGGTTCAGACATAATTCTTGCCTGTGTTCCGTTTGCTGAGATTAGAGTGTATGGAAAAATAAACCACTTATCCGGAAATGTTAAGGTAAAAGGAGCGCCACTTGCTCCGTCACCTGAAGAAGCTGCTGCTACCAATGGACGTACGTTAACTTCATGAGTTTTTACGCGGTATTCATATTCCCATCTATCGATGGATTTAGTGTTACCAACACCCTCAGTTAGCATAGTCAATGGAAACTTTCTATCTTCTCTTCCAGCTAAGTGCGTAATAATTGGAGATAACTCAGTTGGTCTCTCCAATAACGCATTTGCCAAACTGTTTGAGTCTGTCATTTGCGCGTCATTGTAATACGTCCTTAATACTTGCATTTTTTAATTCAATTTTTATGGGACCCTATCTCCCAATTCCGGGTACTACTAAGACCAGTTGCCTAAGTCTAATTCTAAATCATCAACGTCAAAATTGCCTGATGAAGCCCTTACGCCTTTACCTGCAGTTTTTATTTTATCTTTATTTGTCTTTAATCTAGATCTTAAGCTTTTAGCGGCTTGAGTCTTAGCTTTCTTTTGTACAATAGATGTTAAATCAAAACCTTTGAATAACAAATAGTCTATTGCTAATTTCGTTTCTACGTCTGCGTCTGCATACATACTATCTCTTTTAGTTTCTCCTTGCGGATTAATAGGTTTAGATAAGAAATCAAAAAAATCTGATTTGTCTCTTTCCTGTATTGAGATACCTTTAAATTCTTTATTTTCAGATATCGTGCCTTTTACTCCATCCCAAAATTCTTTTTGGTTTTTTTCTGATTCACGATTTTCAACAGCTTGCTCCTCTAGTTGTTTTGTCTTAACATCTTTTTGATATTTAACTAAAGCAACTTTAGCTTTTTGTGCTTTCTCAAATAATTTATCTGAGTCTGCATAGTCTGATATTAGATCAGTTATAAATTCTTGTTCATGCCCTTTTATCTTTAAGTATTCTGCCATTACAGCTTGTTGAGAAGTTACATCATTAATATCTACTTTAAAATCTGCTAGATCTTTAATAGCGTTATTGCCCATTAAAAATTGTCTAGAATCTCCTCCGTTCATAACATATTCTAAATGCTCTTTTACGTCTGGGTGAGTTTGAAACAATTTATCTAATTGGCTTTCTGCTACTTTAGTTGCCAACTCTTTAGTCATATTAGTTAAGCCTTCTGGAGTATCATCATACTCATTCTCTAACTCAAACCCAAAAGTTGTAGCTATCTCAGATACTAATGTATCCTCTACAGTTTCTATTTCAGGTTCTACGTCTTTCTTTTTCTTTTCTAAAACAACTTCTTCCTTTACTTCTTCAACTTCTTCTACTTTTTCTGTTAGCTCTAGAATGTCTTCATCTAATGTTACATCTTCGAGTTTAGCTTCTGTTACTTCTTCTTGGGCGGACTCTTCAACCGCCTCTGGGATACCATCACCTATTACATCTTCAAAGGTAATGTCCTCTAGTTTAATTTTATTATCTGTGTTATCCATAGTTTAGTTATATTTAATTTACAAATTTAGTTAAAATTTAGTTAATATTAAAGTGTTTTTTTACTTTTACTCTAGTCTTTATTATATACCACTTTTTATTTATTGTTTTTTACTGAATCTAGCTTCGTCTCAACATTTTTAATAGCTCTATCTAAAATTAATTTCTGCTGCTCATTTAATTTTGTTGCCTTATCATCCCTCTCTTTGATTAATTCATTATATTTTTTTTCTACCGCTTTAGCATATGCATCAGTACCAGTACCATAATCCTTTATCATATTATATAAATGAGTCTTGTCACTAGCTTTGTGTTCTTCTATTTCTTTTCTATATCCTCCCTTTAACATTTCTATTCCTAAAATCTTATACTTTTCTCTATCTTCATCTGAATCGCCAAGAAATCCTTCACCTCCATATTCATATGTGTTTAGTATGTCTTCTTTATCTAATCCGTCGTATTGCCCAGTTTCTTTATTATAGTACTTTACATAATCTCCTCCTCCATATTTAAGAAATAATTTAGATTGATCTACTAATTGTTTGTGGTATTCAGTATCCATATTTTCTACATCATAAAATCTTCTTATACCCGGAGTAGTTATATTTTTAAGTAAATTTCCAGTCAACTGCACAGGACCATAGGCAGACGATCCTGATTTTTTTGCTTTAGTTCTAATAAAAGAGTTATACCCTTCTTCATCTATTGATCCTCTATGTTCATGAGATTCAACTGCATTATATAATAAATCAAAATCTACATCACTAATATCAGTATCACTAACGTTATAGCTACCTCTTGTGAATTTATAATCTGGATCAACCACCCCACTTTCTGTGTCTCCTTGTTTTTTAGGAAATCCTTCTTGCATGTTTGAATAAGCCTTAGTGCTAATTGTACTATCCTTTTTAGAATTAGAAGTTCCTGATTTTTTCTTATGATTTATATTATGATATAATCCTCCTGCATGATATTCTTTCATAGATCTCCCTTCAACCATAGAAGGTATTAAAGTATCTAACTGACTTTTTATTTCTTCTCTTTTAATTGGCACACCCCCATATGTTAGCATAGGTGTTTCTTCTACTTCACTAGAAGTATCTACTATAAACTTTTCTTCTCCTGGAAATAATATTCCTTGATAATTTCCATCTGCAGTAACTTTAACAGGGTGATCTTGCCTACCTTCTAACGAGTGGGCTTCTAAAGTATCAAAATTTAATTTAGCAGATGACCCATAAGGCGCACCTTCTAATCCTTTTTGTATTTCTTTTTTTGAATTTGCTTCTGTGTGATTGTCTGCACTAGAAGTGTGACTTTTAAATAAGTCTATGTAGCTCCCAGTGTACCCAGAAGATTTAGCTTGTTTTAATAATTCTAGTCTAGTTTTATTATTCACCTGTATTATTAGAGTTTCTGTCTGCACTAGCTTTTCTTTCTTCTGATTTTATTTTCATAACATCTATAGATTCGTCAGCTCTATTAGACCTTACATCTTCTTTTTGGCCTTTATCTTTTATAAATACGTCTTGCTTTCTAATTTCTAACTCTTTCTCTTTAACTTGTATTTCTCTATCCTTAATTGCTTTGTTAGAAATTATTTTTTCCATCTCTATTTCAGATTTATCTGACCCTTCTGCTGAAATCAAAGCTTTTTCAATTTCAACTTGCCTGTCTTTCTCTTTATTCATATTCTCATTCTCCAACTTCATTTGCTCCATTTGTAATTTTCTCTCTTCCATTTCAGCTTGAGCTTCTTGTTGGGCTTGGCCTAGTTTTTCCATATGAGCTTCAGCTTCTTTAATTTTAGATTTAACTTGAGTGAAACTATCAGAATCTATAGCTTCAGCAACTATAGAAGCAGGAACTCCGTTTTGAATCATAGACTGAGCTAATGATTCTACTTTTAATTTCTTTTCTAAATCAGCGCCTCCGTCACTTACAAATACTCCATATTCTGATTCCATGTGAGATAAAGCATCTACAGATAAAAACTCTGATGTTCCGTCTGGCATAACATACATAGTTTTCTTTCCATTAATCCAAGCTTCTTTAGAATAATCTAATATAGCTTGTAAGTCTCTTTTTTCTAAAGAAGAATATTTTTTAAATAAATCTTCTGTAATATGAGAGGATTGCATAATTGCTTGTTGTGATGTTGCCTTACCTTCATAACTTCCTACTTGGCCTTGTCTTTGTCTATTAACTCCAGAAACTCTTTCCCATTCTAATACTATAGATTCTAATAATACAATATATTGTTCTATAGTTTTAATAGATAAATCTAATACAGATTGATGTTGAGGTGATAGTTGTATTCCTTCTTTATTGTAATCTACCCAGGCAATACCTGTAGCATCTACATAGTACATAAACTTATCCATGTCCCATTTTTTAGGAATCATGTTAATATCAAACTGAGCTATAATATCTTTTGATTTAGAAATAGCTACTTCTAATCTATATTTAAAAATATTATAATTTAATTGGTAAGGGATTCCCAGAGACACTAAGGATATGTTTTTAGAATTATAGTCAGAGTACCTCCTACCATTGATAGGTAATTTACATTTAGAGGGATTATCCATGGACGTTCTCTGGTTTAATACGGGTTTCAAACCTACGTATATATCCTTACCAATTTTTGTTCCTTCCCAAACTTCATTTGTCCACTCCCACCTTAAAGTTGCTTCAGCCTCTTGTTCTAATCCTTCAGGCATTTCAAATCCATCTGGTACTATTTGTTCTTCTTCTTGACCTGTCATTGGATCCATATAAGTTAAGAACCCTAGTCTTTTTCTTGACTTCCAATATACAGTTATAACTTCTATTAGTCTAGATTCATTTCTTCCATCACGTTGTTGTCTATTACTCCAAATAGAACTTTCTGTATCATATATAGTTGAATCTTCTAACTGAGATGTTTCTGCGCTTGTTAATTCATCATGGTAGAAATCAACAATAGTTGACGCGTGTGCAAATTTTCTAACAGAAGCCCAATCTCCATCTTCTACAAATTCTAAATCTGGATCAAGATCATAATCTACATCTAATGGATTTAAAATTTCATAAAACACTTCGTCTCCTCTAACTCCTCTATGTGTATATACTTCGCCTGCTACTAAAAAATTAAACCAACCTTTCCTAAACTTATCGTGAACTTCTTCTGCTTGTACAAGAAAGTTTAAAGATTGCTGACCTTTAGTGGCCCTCATATCTACATATGAATTATTAAATTCTTTTACTATATGTTCTGGTAATGGTATTTGTTCTGGATCTTCAATAGGCATTCCTTCCATCTGACCTACAGCTTGCATTTTAGATATGAACTGTTGATGCAAAGATTTCATAATTTTTTGTTTCTTTTCTTCTTCTCTTTGATCTACAGCATCAGAGTTAGTTACTATAACAGAGAAATTAAAAGGTCTTTTAGATTTTTCTCCTAACAACAAATCAATAACTGGTTTTATTATTGGATAGTTTCTAAGCCTTGAAGGAAAGTTTTTTCTTGATTTACCATAAGGTTTAAGAACATAGTTGTAATCATGCTCATCTATCTCTCCATTATAGAAATCAAATAATCTTTTTAAATCGCCTCGCCTATTACTGACACTGTACGTAGTACCGTCTGTAAGGCCTATAAAAGCTTCCACACATTTTTTAGCCCACTTCTTAGTTTTCTGTGCGCTTTTTAATTTTTGTTTTGGTATTTCTTGATTCATCCGCTCTGACTGGTTTCAATTAACTTACAAATATAATACTTTATCTTGACATCTCATAGTGATTTTAAATTTTTGGTGTGCACATTATTAATATAACACTTATAAATAATTACATATGTCGTATAAACTGTATTTTAAAGTTAACTCTTCTCCCTGTTCTATTTTTTTTATTGTTTTTAATTTTTTATAATCACTATCATCATCTTCAATTAACTCGCAATTTGCAGTTTCAGAATGATTAATAAATCCTCCTAATGGAGTTCTAATATAATCGTGTTGAAAATTTGGATCATAAACATGACTAATACCTATAACTACCTCTCCCGGAATATCTTCTTTGGCTAGAATCCCTGCTCCGTGAATTTCTGACGGACCTATCGCTAAGTATTCTGGTAGAGGGTTATAAGGTTCTTTTTCTTTACATTTTTTCATTTAATAGTGATTTTGATCAAACCAATCATTGGCAGAATTATCTTCTAAAACTTCTTTTACTTCTGCATTATAAAGTTCTCTCGTATGATACATTCCTATCATCAATGACATAACTCTATCAAAGTTGCCTTTATGGTTAAATTTTATTAATTCTGTTATAAGAGCCGGATCATTTATAGTGTGTAGATTTAAATATGTATTACCCTCAGCATCTTGACTTCTAGGTGTAATTAACCAATCTCTTATATAAAGCTCTCCTTGACGTTTCCGTGCTTCTGTCATATGCATTCCATATTGTCGTCGTACTTTTCTAGATTGCAATTCTCTTTTATCTAGCATTTCAAACTCTTCTTGTAGTCTGTGTAACTTTCTATGTCTTTTTGCATAAGCAATTACTTCTCCTCGATCATTCTCAAACCCAATTTTACATCCATAATAATCTGCTAGCATAAACATATTTCTATTAAATTCATCTGATGTAGATGGCCTCCCTACATAAGAAGCTACTATCATATCATCAGGAGTGGATATATTGTTTGGTCGTTTTATAATAAATACACTACCTAAAGATTTAGAATCTGCTGACTGACTTTGTCCATAAGGATCATGACAAGCTACGTATAAATTAATAGGTACTTGTTGTTTAGCGTTTTTATATGGAGACTCCCAAATTACAACACATCCTGAATTGTCATCATCTTTTTTATGTGGAAATTTATGAACTGGCTTTAAGTTGGGATTAGGTTTAAATTTTATTTTTGAACTCTCTCCATAATATAATTCTCCTGCTATACCTAAAGAATCTAAATTGTGTACTTGAATTTTATTATATTGTTCTTTTAAACTAGCTATATCAAATAAATTTGCACTTACTTGTAGTGTAGCTTCATTAGGTGAGTAAGGATGCTCAGCTATGTATTGGTCTAATGCTTTTGGATCAGAACTGCCTTTCTTCTTTTCTCTTTCTGATTCTTGGAAGACTCTAGATTCTGCTTCTAAAGAATTCCCATCATCATCCATAAAACCATCTAAGTTTTCATATATTGGAATAAAATAACCACACGTAGTTCCCATAGCTCCTTCATCCCACACATTCTCATAGTCCATACAATCATATGCTGCTGGATTATAAAATATTTCTTCCATAGCTTCAAAGTCATTTCCTTCAGTACCTCCTGTACCAAAAGCTACCATAGTACCTAGTGTTTTGTTTCCCTGTCTCATTGTTGGCATGGTTACTTCCCAAGCTTTTAATAATCCTGGGAACGACCCTGCCTCTTCAAAAAATACTAGCTCTCCCGCTTTACCCCTTACTTTATCTGGAGCATCTTTTAATGATACTCCCATTATTTGAGATTTCATACCTAACTCTACTTCAACACCATTAACTTTCTTTTTATACCCAGACATTTTACTCATCTCTCTATCTCGCAACCGTGGTTGAGCCCAAGCTGTGTTATCATCTATAAATGATAAAAATTCCCACGCTTTAGATAAAAGACCATCTCCAATTAAATATTCTTTCTGTCCTGCAAATACAAAGTTCTTAGAGTTTCTTACATGGAAATAATTACGAGCAAGCATAGACCCTGCTTTATAAGAGTATCCCTTACGCCTTGCTTTTAATACAATCATATGTCTATCACTTTTTCTAGCTTTATTTATTTCATGAAAGTATTTATAATCTCCGTCGTAAAAGGATGGGAAGGTTCTGTCACGTTTTGCTTGCATAGTTCCATCTGGTAATAGTACATCTACAGCCCTATCAATAGGACAATAATTTAAATAAAAATAATGAAAGCCAGTAAGATAAATACCATCAACTGTGTGTCCATGTAAACATCTATTTCTTTCTCTGTCCCAAAATTCATAATAATCTTTAGTTCCAGGTAAAGCTGTAGTATATACTTTATGTTCTTTAAAGTAGTTTGCTGCTTTACTAAACTTAGAAGTATCTTTAAATTTCTTCTCCAATGCTATTCTTGATTTTCATTAATTCACTACATTTTTCATATTCTTCTGTTGAGATAAAATGTTCTAATAACATATCTAGTATCATATCAGACTTACCATCATCTCCTTTTGGATTAAAAGGAAGAGCTACGTTACCCGCTCCTCTATCTAATGCGTCCATTAAGTTATCAAAAGACGTTCTATTTGTTACTAATAAATATGCGTTATTCATAGCTTGATTAAATAGTTCAACATCATTTTCAAATTCTGCCATTACTCATTATATTTATTTAATTCTACACCTCCTCGTGTACTTGCTTTTTCTTGTTCTTCTCTTTTAACTATATCTTCTAATTTAGATAATCCTTGAACTACATCTCCTACTTTAGTTAAATTAACAACTAGATCTTTAGCTGAATATATAGGCTTACCATTATCATCTAATATTGTTAAATCTATATCTTGGAAATAAGCTTCTAGTTTTTTAATAGAACTTCTAGCAGCTTTTAATAATAACACCGCATGAGTATCCATTAAATTTGTATATCTGTCACATGCAGCTTTTACTACTTTATCAGCTTTCCATTTACCCTCTCCAAATATACTATCTATTACCCTTAATTCTTTTTGCTCTCCATCATAAACTGCATATGGTGAATTATGATTACACATAAAATAAATATAAGCAAATTCTTTTAATGCTGTTTCTTTACCTGGATTTCTATCTCTCTTATGTATCTTCTTAAATTCTTGTATTATTAAGGCATAAGGAGAAGCAGATGCTAAATTATTATTTATTATTATCAGGTCTTGCATTTTCTAAAATTTTTAATAATTGTTTATCTGTATACATTTTTTTAGCGCCTTTATATTTACTATATTCATCTGGATTAAATATCATTTTAACCTCAGTTAATTCATTCTTAACTTTTCTTATAGTCCATCTTCTTCCTCTAAGAGATCTCTTTAAATTTTTTAATTGTAGTCTCAAACTCATAGCTCAAATTTTTTATGTGTGTTACCAGTTATTAGGCAAAGATACGTATTTTCTTTTGTATAGATACGCCTTCTACAGTCTTTGTTATGTATGTTTAAGTAATGTAAGAACTTAAATATTTTTAATATCTTTTTCATTTTTTAAATTGTTTATATGTTTTATTCTGTTTTTATCCACTGTAAACTTTCCTAAATATGGTAAACGTATAGTATCAAAATCACCTCTCTTAATAATCTTAGCTGTAAATTTAAATTGAGAGTTTACTATTTCTTCTACTTGTTTTATTGTTAATCCGTATTTATTTGCTAAGTGATAAATTATTTCTTCTCTATTTCTTTCCATTTACCTTTTGGACAATTTGATGTTGCCCATGTAGCTTTAACAGGCATATAACACCCACACATTTTACATGTGGCTTTTTGTTGGTTTAAATGTTCACACGTTGAACATGTTTCTATTCTTTCTTTATACTCGTCTTCATTTACGTTAGGTCTTCCTTCTTTAACATATTTGTAAACTTCAGACGAGAAGTTACTTATCAATTCAAATATCTTCATCTTTTTCTGTTATTAAGTCTAATAATTTTCCATTTATATTATATACTGCAACTATGATGTATGGCGATATAGTCCACATCTGTATTATGTAATTAGTATCTTCTGAATACTGTAACCGTAATCTCTCCTCCATCGTCTGCTTTTAATAATTTATTTAGTTTGTATATAGAACCTGTAGTGTGTATAGCTTCTTTATCTTTTAATCTTTTAATATAATTATTTAAAGTATTGTAATCTTTAATACCTAAAGCTATTGCTACATCCTTTTTATTTTCAATACTACATAAATTTCCAGTTTCTTTTTGATCTTCTATAGTTATTAAAAGGGATAGTATTTGAAGCTCAGTCTTAGTTAGATTAAATACACCGTTCCAAAAGCTTATATATTTATATGGACTGTTTAATGTTATTTTAATATTTTCACTCATTTTATTTCTTTAGTTTTCTTATTTCTATTTTAGCTTTACCATCATTAATTAGTATCTTAGCTTTAGTGGATTGTATGTTATACTTCTCTATATGCTCATCCATTCCGTACCTTGTACATAAATAAGATAAGAATACTTCTAGCTCATATGAAACTTCTTGAAATTTTTTACGTAATTCTAAAGTTTTAATAACTTCAATTTTTAAATCCTCATAATCTTTAAGACTAATAGTAACTGTTCCAGCTATAGTTTTCATTACATTACTCCTAATACTAGATGTTCAGGAGCCATAACATAACTCTCTTCATCTATAATTACAATGTGTCCTTTTCCTGCTGGATCTAACATAACGGTATCACCCTTCTTAACCCATTGCACTTCTGGGCCAACTTCTAATACTTCTAGAATATTTGTTTTCATTGCTTCTTTAACGGAATCAGGCAGAATTATACCGCTCTCTGTTTCTTCTTTTCTTGGATCAGGCATTATTATCCAACTCCTAACAGGTTTAAATGTGAATTTTTTCTTTGTCATAGTTTATTATTAATTAGTTTATGCAAAGATATAAAAAGTTTTGTTACACTTCCAAACGTTTCTTAATATTTTTTAAATAAAAAATGGGTAGCAAATTTCTTTACTACCCATCTCTAAAATTTTAAAGGTCTTCTTAGCTATTAAGTGTAATTGATCCATCAGCAGAAGCTGTTGCTCTACAAAACCACTCAGTACCATCCGATATAAACTCAATCCACTCACCACCAAGGGCAGCAGCTTCAAGAGTAACAGAATCTGCACCTAGATTAGTAGTATTTCCTGTACCTGTTCCTGATCCTCCTCCTGATACTGGTTGTGTTACAGTTATAATCTCCCAATTAGTTTGACTTGATCCCCCAGTAATTGATATATCTGAAAAGTCAATGTCAACACCTGCAACTGCAGCTGTAATTACAATATTACGATCATCAGCACCTAGTTGATTTCCTCCTACTACTGTTACAGCAGCGCTGGCAATTTGAGGTTGATCCGCTAGCTTAGCAGCAAATGCAGCTATCGTTTGATCACTAGTACCTGAATATGTTGTTGTAGATAGTGGATATCCTTCTATTGAGCATGCTATAACATTACTAGCTACAAGCGCACCACCAAAACTAAAAGTATATACAGCTTTAGTAATTGTAGCTCCGGATCCTATTTGTTGAGCTCTAATTGTGTGTTGCGGACATAATATAATAGCGTCCCCTAGGCCTGATGGACTACTCCTTGCTATAAAGGTAAAATTTAATCCTGGTGTACTTGGAAGTGGTAAGTTTATAGTGAGATTGTTTGATCCCGATATGTCTAATATAACATAGCTTCCGCTATCATAGTCATATAAAGTCATACCACTAGTAGTTACTCTATGTACTCTACGTGTAGTACCAGTTAACTCAGCTAACTGAAAGTTTTTATTTATAGATGAGGTTTTCTCGTTTAAGAAAGACCTTACTCGTTCTAATTTCATAATTTCTTTGGTTTTTATTTTAAGTGTGAAGAGGATATAGTTATCCCCCTATGATTTCTATTTTCAAACTTGGATTTCACTCTAGTAGTTCTCCTTATTAAGGGACCCAAGGATGCTATTCTCGTTGTTAATTCAACACACTTACTAATGTGGTTATGCACCCTACCTAGAACTTATACACTTGTTCTTTTGTAACTACCGGAGAAAACTCTATCTCTATTTGAGACTACAACCCGATGTCTTTCCCCATTTTTGGTTACCGTGGGGTGATATTGTTACGATGCAAAGATATAAACTTTATTTGGAATAAAAAAACAAAACTAAAAAAAAATTAATGTGGAGAGTTAGTGAGAGCGTGATCCACCTCAAAGCGTAACCCCTGTGGGAATTAAGGAATTGAAGGTACTCCCTCCAATTTCCGATTTTTGAATTTTAGAATATTAACCAATTTAATTATATATTATGAACAAATTAACAAACTATGTAGAGTTTACGTCAGACAAAGATACTAAGAAGTATTTTGATGAAGTAAAGAAGAACAACCTAAGTGTTATAGGGCAGTCGTCAGAAAGTCCATTAGATTTAGGAGAGTACAAAGCATCTATCACAGGTAACAAAAACAGAATAGTAGGTAAAACAGGTGAGAACGAATGGTGTATTTTCTTGATGGAAGTAAAAGTAAAAGGTGGAAGTTTTAGTGGAGTAATGGATAAAATTCCATTCAACCCAACTACCAACTACAAAAAGAATTCAGTTATAAACTTTGAAATTTACAAAGATAAAAACGGGTTGAAACGTGGAAGATTAGTAAACTAACAAATTGAAGGAAGGGGAGAAATCCCTTTCCTTTTTTTTATTTACCTTACAGCGAGATATTGATCGCGATTGCATGTACCAGGATTTATTCATAATATATTAAGCCAAATTCAAAGATGAGTAAAGATAATCATTATAATATAACATAAAGTCTAATCAGACAGACTATAAAAGCAGTAGAACTGACCAGAGTTATTGAGTTAACTTGTGTTGTGAGGCACTTAAAAACTCTATTTATTAACTAATATTAACCAATTTAACATAATTAACATGAAAACGTATGAAAAAGAGTGGTGTTCTGTAACACTAATGAATAGATTTAAGATCTGTTTAAAGTTTGAATTTAGTCCAAGACAAATAGATTTACTAATGATTGGTGCTCAATTGACCAATGGAATAGCAATAACCATTTTAGGTGTATCAGTTATGATAGAATGGAATGTTGTAAAGAAGAAGAAATGATGAGTAATAATAA